ACAGGTGGAGAAGAGGAAGAAAATCAAAAAGTAAAAGTTATTGCGAGAGGAATTAATTTTCCAGTATTAATACATGAATTAATTAAAGGTGTTTTTGAAGTGTTAGGTAGTCACGGACAACCTGGCGAATATTCAAATCCACAAGATAGAGAAATGTATCAACAAGCTCAAAAGTTAGAGAGCACATTAGAAAAAGAAATGTGGACATTACTTTTAGGTCCTGCAATATGGGATAGAATTAGAGGTCAATTTCCTGATGAAGTGATTTTAGAAAATGGAAAACAATTACAAAATTACATGTTAATGCATATTTTCCAATTACCAGCTAAAAAGTTCTTAGTTTTGATGAAAGAAGTTGTTAGTGATAGTGAAAACGGAAAACGTTTAATGACTGACCTTATGAAATCAATACAACAAATGTTTAATGAACAAGATTATGAGGAATCATTAAATCAATTTAATGATGAATTAGATGTCATGTCAGATGAAACAGAATCGGACGATTTAAAAGATTTCTTAGGAGGACTTGGTATTGATTTATCAAACGACGGTGAGGATGACGATGAGGATGATATAGATGATTTGTTTAGACAATTGGGTCTTGATAAACCTAAAGAATAATTGAAAGGGAGTTTTAACTCCCTTTTTTCATATTTATATATATGAATACGAGAGCAGAACAATTAATGGAGTATGCCAAAATTATTAAGGATGCACCATATGCGTTGAGGACATATCTAACAACGTATGACAATACACAAAAAAAATATGTACCGTTAGAACTATTCCCTGACCAAGTCCAACTAATAAAGGACTACGAGGTTTATAACGAAAATATCACAAGAAAATATAGACAGGCGGGTGTTACTACGGTAACCGCCGCTTGGATTTCAAAAAAATTACAGACAGCAAAACCTGACGAACCCGAAAGAGTTTTGTTAATTGCAAACAAGAAAGATACTGCAGTGGAAATGGCGAATAAAGTTCGTCACTTTTTGGAGCAATGGCCTGAATGGTTAAATGTAGGATTCTCACCAGATAAAAACTCTGAAAGTAGATTTAGGTTAAACAATGGTTGTGAGGTAAAGGCAGTGGCAACATCTCCCGATGCGTTACGTGGTTATACACCAACAATTCTCGTATTTGACGAGGCAGCATATATTGAAGCCGGTGAAGATTTTTGGGCAGCATCTATGGCATCCCTATCTACGGGAGGTAAGATTATATTGGTATCCACCCCAAATGGTTATGACCCAATCTATTATGGTGTTTATGACCAAGCGGTACGTGGATTAAATGATTTCCATATCACTGATTTAAGATGGTTTAAAGACCCTCGTTATACTAAAGATTTACGTTGGGTTAAATGTCAAGACATATGTCATTACATGTTAAACAGAGAACAATATAATGATGATGAGGTGGTTCTAACTGATTTTGATATTGAGAAATATCAAGAACTTGAAGAACAAGGTTATAAACCATATTCTTCTTGGTTTGAATCTATGTCTAAGAAATTTAAATATGATAGACGTAAGATTGCTCAGGAATTGGAATGTGATTTCTTGGGTTCGGGTGATGGTGTAATACCAGGTGAGGTTCAAGAAAACATTGCAAAAAATATGATTCGTGTACCTAAAGAGAAATACATGAATGGTACATTTTGGCAATGGAAAGAACCTGTACAAGGACATCGTTACATAATGGGTGTCGATGTAAGTAGAGGGGATAGTGAAGACTTTTCATCAATTAGTATTATTGATTTTGATGAACGTGAACAAGTTGCAGAGTATATTGGTAAAATACCACCTGATGATTTGGCTGCAGTTTGTTATAAATGGGGGGTATTATATGAGGCATTTATTGTTATCGATATCACTGGAGGTATGGGTGTTGCAACATCAAGAAAACTCCAAGAGATGAATTATAAGAATCTTTATATTGACGGTATTAATACAAAAAATATTTGGGAATATAATTCGAAGGCGATGGAGAAAATACCGGGTTTGAATTTTAACAACAAGAGAACACAGATAGTTGCGGCATTTGAAGAACAGTTACGTAAAGGTTTTGCTGTTAGGTCAAATAGATTATTAAACGAACTTAATACTTTTGTTTACATTAATGGTAGACCAGACCACATGAAAGGTGCTCACGATGATGCAATTATGAGTATGTCAATGGCATTATATGTTGCAGATATGTCATTTAATCAATTACAAAAAAATGAAAACGCCAATAAAGCCATGTTAGATTCTTGGACTATGTCAGAAAGAACATACGAACCACAAAAATCCTTCTATTCTTATGGTACTTCATTCGACCAAATTGGTTCTATGGGTATTGACAATCATAATTTATATCATCAAGGTAATATGAATGTCAATAAAGATTTATATAGAGAACATATGTGGTTATTTGGTAGATCAAAATAACGTTTCCATTACCAATAATTTAGTTTATATTGTAAAGAAAAGTATTTATATACATGGCAGAACAGAATCTAACCGTTTTTCAAAGATTAACAAAGGTGTTTGGTTATCCCAATCAAGCAAAACAAAAAAATGTTGCACCACCTTCGTTTAGTTTTAACAAAGACGAAATATTAAAAACAGATAGTAGAGAAGAGTACGAGAGAGCAATGTTGCAAGCACAACAGAGTCAATACATTGCAGATAAATGGACAAAATTAGACCAATCTCTTTACAATCAATCGGTTTACTATGAACCAAATAGACTATCGGCATATTACGATTACGAATCAATGGAATTTACCCCTGAGATATCGGCAGCATTAGACATTTATGCTGAAGAATCAACAACTATGTCAGAAAAGGGACAGATATTAACAATATTTTCTGATTCAGATAGAATTAAAAACATTTTAGATGATTTATTCATAAATAAATTAGATGTTAATACAAACTTACAAATGTGGACAAGAGGTCTTTGTAAGTACGGTGACGATTTTGTTTATTTAAAAATTGACCCTGAAAAGGGTGTTGTTGGTTGTCAACAATTACCTAATATTGAAATTGAAAGAATTGAAGGTGCCGCATCTAAAACACCCAATTCATATACTGATGTTAAGGTACCGACAAGAGAACTACGTTTTACTTGGAAAAACAAGGATTTAGAATTTCAAGCGTGGGAAATTGCTCATTTTAGATTATTGGGTGATGATAGAAAGTTACCTTATGGTACTTCTATGTTAGATAAGATTAGAAGAATTTGGAAACAACTTTTACTTGCGGAAGATGCTATGTTAATTTATAGAACTTCAAGAGCTCCTGAAAGACGTGTATTCAAAGTATTCGTTGGTAACATGGACGATAAGGATATTGAACCATATGTACAACGTGTGGCAAATAAGTTCAAAAGAGACCAAGTTGCAGATCCAAGAAATGGACAGGTGGATATGAGATATAATCAAATGGCTGTTGACCAAGATTATTTCATTCCTGTTCGTGACCCATCACAAACTAACCCAATTGAAACTTTACCGGGTGCTCAGAACTTAGGTGAAATTGCAGATATTGAATATATTCAAAAGAAATTACTTGCAGCATTACGTATTCCAAAGGCATTCTTAGGGTTTGAGGAGGTTGTAGGTGAAGGTAAGAGTTTAGCATTGATGGATATTCGTTTTGCTCGTACAATCAATAGAATTCAAAAATCGGTAATACAAGAGTTAAATAAAATTGCATTAGTTCATTTATATCTTTTAGGTTTGGAGGATGAGTTAGATAATTTCTCATTATCATTAACCAATCCTTCAGCACAATCTGATTTATTAAAGATAGAACAATGGAAAGAAAAAATCACTCTTTATAAGGACGCAACATCTGACCAATCACAAGTTGGTATCTTACCTGTATCACATACTTGGGCTAAAAAGAATATTTTAGGTATGAGTGATAGTGAAGTGTTACTTGATTTACAACAACAACGTTTGGAACGTGCAATGGGATTTGAATTAACGAATACACAAAATGTGATTAAACGTTCAGGTATATTTGACGATGTGGATTCTAAGTATGGTATTCCAGAGGAAGAAAGACAAAAATTAGAGGATGCGGGTGC